TGCCCATACAGTCTCTATAACGTCTGCCAAGCCAGTCTGTATGAGTCGGGGTTCTTGGGTTACTTATGTTTTATCACTTTATATGAGGGGTGTCAAGCATACTTAAACGCCCATCCTGTATATCTTCCACGAGTTATAGCACACCCAGATTTTAACGCTCTGTTAGCTGTAGATGGCTTAATATCTAGGGCCTTCCTGAGCTCAGAAATGCTTGGGTATAGTGTTTGCTTACCCTGACCGTCTGAGGCCACCACAGCCTTGCTAACCTTGTCTATGAACCCTTGAGACCTAGGCTTGCCATAGTTAAAGTTCTTTTCACCAGATAGGGACGCACTGATTTTGGCACGGGTTGATGGAGCCACAAAGTGACCCTGCATTGTCTTGATGCGCTTACTCTTCTCTTCATCTGTCTGGATACGCGCTTTGCTTGTTTTAGATATTCTGGCCTTAGCAGTTGCAGTGTGCTTATATCCCCATGTAGGGCTAAGAGATCCCACCATACCTAACATAGGCGCAGTGGCATCTACCCCAAGGTTATAACAATAGTCCTTGCCAACATGCTGTTTAAGCCACACTGTTTCCGCAGCCAATATATCTACACCAATCTCAAGCTCCTCAACTATTACAAATACAAATGCCGCTTCCCCATATTTAGTCCACGCATTTTGGAGCTTAGCGTTGGAGTGCTTATTCCCCCTCAGTTCAGAAAAGTGTCTTGTCTTGCGCCTAGAAAAATTAACTGCACTACCAACATAAAACTTATTGTTTATGACATTAATAATCTTGTATATGCCTTGCGTCATTGTGCTCTCCTTATCATTGAGAGACACATAATACACTAACTAATAATATAACACAACAGATAAAACAAAGGGGACCGAAGCCCCCTCTGCAACCCTTATTGCTATTGGGTTATCATGCACCCGCGCTTCCGAACATCCCAAGCGGATCCGACCATCCAAACGAATACCGCTCACGGCTCTTGTAGCGAACATTTCCTGTGTCAAAATCACCATCCATTGACTGTTGCAGGGGTGAACGCTCAAAGTGCTTCATACCGTTAGGTACATCTGTGGTCAGGAACCATGCATTGGTGTCAGTCAAGAAGTGATTGATACAGTAGCCTTCAGGTATCGAACCATTGTTCTTGATAGCATTGATGTCATTGTCAGCTGTACCAACGCGGAGGGAAGTCTCCAACAGACGGGTAGCAACGAACTGCAGTGAAGGCGGAACCACCAACTTGCGTGGGCGGCTAGCGATCAACAGGCTACGTTCATCAGTCCACAGTGAGATTTGAATAACAGCGGCTTCCAGGGAAGTCTCATTCAAGTCAGCTGGGGTTGAAGGAATGTTGCTGTTAACGCCACCAGACACTAGCGGGTGACTTGCTGAGAACAGAGCTTGTCCATCACCACCTGGGTAGGAGGATGAGAAGCCGTTGTTCAGCGTGTTAGCCGCTTTAACTTGCTTGGTGTATGCCATAGCACGAGCCAAAGCCTTGGTGTAGCGAGCTGAGAGAGAATCGTACAAGTTATCTTCGATTGCTTCTTCAGTTAGCGAGAAACCAAGAGCGATAGTTTCATGGTTGTAGCGTGAGGTCCAAGCTTCTTGGCCGTTGTCATAAGCGATGGCGGAGCCTTCATTCTTGACAGGTGCGGCTGAGAATCCAGACAGTTTTGTTTCTTCTTCGAAGGAACGCTCAGAGGTCTCAGTTTCGTAGATCTCTTTGTGCTCTTCGCCGTAACGAGCGTACTCCAAACCGAACAATGCATTCAGTCCTGGGAGCAACTCTTTCAGTAGTTGTGCGCGTGAAATAGCCATTTAATTGTCTCCCTTTAGGCGTAAGCCAAACCTGTTGCATTGTTATATTGATGGATACCAAAGTTGATCTTGACAATCACTTCGCTGTAAGTAGTAGGCGTAGGTGATGTAGCAGGAACAACGTCAATGACCCGAACTGGGAACGTATTGGTAGCTGCTGGGGAGGAGCTCAGTACTGAATATGCTGAGTTACCGTTCAGTGTGCTACCGGCAGTTGCCAGAATGGACATGTTGGTACCAATTGCGTTTTGGGTAACAGTTGCCATTACTACGCCACTTGAACAGACAGCTACTTGGTACAAAGTATCAGGATCATCTGCAACAATCGCATAGATCTCAGTACCTGAAGCAACAGTAATTGCATCAGGATAATACTGTGAACGTGTAGGTGTGCCATTTGCTGCGGTGTAGAAACAGCCCAAGAACACGCCGCAAGGTGTGTTAGCGGTTGTACCTACATCTTTTTCAATAGTGCCGCCAACAACTCTTTTGACAAAATCGCCAAAGAAGATGTTTTCGCTGTAGCCAGATGCGATTTCCATGTTGCGGGTGGACCCTGCAAATACTTGTCCACCAATCAGGTTTATAGGCCGCAGCCCATAAGGTCCGTTGATAGTAGGGTAAGCCATATTAAACTCCTTAAATGTTTTTTATTTGCCCCTGCCAAATGAGGTAGTAGATTTACGCTCAGTAAACATGGGCATGCGTGGATCACTTTGTCTCATAAGACTATTATCTACTGACTCTATCTGGCTTTCAGCCTGAGTGCGATAAAACGCATTCCGCTGCTCCACAAACTCCATAGGAGTCTTGCATAGTAATAGTCCACCGATTTCAATACAGTCCTTGAAGCGACTGGTTCCATCAATTAACAGCTGGAACTGTGGCTGCTCTTCAATCTTAACTGGCTCCCAACCTTCTCTGAGTTTGGCAGAGAGATTTCTTGGATCAGATACGCTTAAAGTAGAAACCCTTATCCATCTATACGCATATCCAGGCATCTTATCAGGTTCTGGTAAGAGTTCTGGTGGACGCCACTTCTCAGGGCGCTGGTGTTCAATGCGTGTATCCGCTGCTCTTGGTAATTTGTTTTCAGCCATTGTTGGCCTCCATTTTTATAACTTCACGATAGTATTGCTCAGGCGTTAGCTTGAGCTTCTTTGCAATATTTAACTGTGATTGCTTTAGCTTGGGTTTTTGTGAACTCACGCTTCTGCCTACAGGTGCAACTATCGAGTTTTGTTTCTCTGTACGCTGTCTGTTTGTGGACTGCGTTTTTTCTTCAAAGTTTTCTGGGAAGCGTCTCCGCATTGTGTCATCGACTTTCTCCCAGTACTCATCTGTTGATGCATAACTTGCACCATTTTGAGTCACAAGCTTTTGATGTAGCCCTAAAGCCAGGCTTGTCATTTCTTCATCCTTACCAAACCAGCCATTGCGCTCTTGCCACGCCATAGCTCTTGCGTCTGGTTTTGGAACTTCAGGCTGTACATGTACAGGAGTTTCTTGTACTTGTAAAGGGGCAACATATTCTTGTGCTCTAGCCAGTCTGTATTGAGCCCCTGATAATTTCTCCTGGGCATCTACTAATTGGTCTGAGTCTCCAAGGTCATATGCTTCTTTATACTCTCTCTTAGCCGCCTTAACTTCCATCTCAGTAGCGCCCTTATAGGTATCCATAAGGCTTTTCTCACCCTGAGCTAAGCGGTTCTTTAAGGCTTTGTTCTCTTCCTGGACTGTCTGGGCATAGGTTAGAGCTGCGTTCTGCTCCCTTAAAGCACTTTCCTTCTCTCTACGCTCATCATGCCAAACCTTCTTGAACTGCTTGAGTTTTACCTTTACTGACTCTGAGTACTCCTCTAACTCATCCTTATCAAGATCCTCCACCAAATCTTTGGGCAAAGCCTCACGGTTTTGATCCTTGGCAGGGGTGTCATCTTCTATATCAAATTCAAACTCCTTCTCTTCCTTCTCATCTGGAAATTCAAAGGCATCTTCACTCATTTCATTCTCCTAAATGTTACCTTTCGGTATTTTGTTAAGCCCTACTGATTCCCCTTGGATCTTCTACAACTGCCTCTACTGTGTCATCGTTTATCAATCTAAACTCTTTGCCATGTATCTTTAAACGTGTACCAGTATTAGGACGAGCCAATATGAAGTCTCCACTCTTACACCAAGGCCCACCTGGAAATCTGCTTTTGTCAGAATAACAGTCTGGACCCAATGCAACTACAAAGAACACAGTACTTAGCACTTCTTCAAACTGACGGGTTGAGTCAGCCTTCAATAAGCCACTATCATACTTTTCTTCTATTACAGGCAAGCTAACCAGGATGTGGTAGCCACTTGGTACAGGCAATTGTGTTGCCTTTGTTTCTTCGCTTTCTGTAGCGATTTCAGTCATCAGATTGCTCCATATGTTTTAAGAGATCAAGGATATAACCCTCCGCGATGGAAAGACCTCTAATCTCCCCGCAAAGTTTTTGGTACTCTGCATAGTCTTTAGCTGCGCTTGTAGCAACTACCTCAACTATCTGTTGTTTCTTTAACTGTATATCTTTAAGTACTGACTCTATAGAGCGGCTCATTTACCGCCCTTCTTATTTTCTTTGTTCGCGGATTCAACCATACCCCCGATTTTTACACCTAACTTTGCACCCTCTAAGTCCATATTAGCCCTTAGTGCCTGCTCTTTCTCCGCTATTCTAAAGGCCTCAATCATATTATCTGCATCTATCGCAGCCTTATCCTTAGAGATTTTTGCACCAACTTGTAGGCCAGCTATCTGCATTTGGACATTGAGCTTATCTGCCTCATTCTGCTTCTTATCCTGCTGCTCCTGTACTGCCACAATAGCCAGACCCTGCTTGATCTTGACCTCTTCTTCCTTGACAGCCACTTCTCTTCCTCTCAGCTGAAGCTCTTGTTGCTGCATCTGAACCAGAGGATCTTGCGCCTGTTCTGCCGCCTTCTGCTTTGCAATATCTGACTTGTCCTTCTCCAGCAATTGACCTGCAGCCATAGCCATAAGCCTAGAAATCTCAGTTTCCATATCATTAGACAATTCCTTGTCCATATCCGGCAATGGAATTCCAAGCTGCTCTTCAATGTTCTTGCGGTATTGGAAGGCTATGTGCTCATTAATATGGGCCAGTAGTGAAGCATGCTGAACCTGACCTTGTGGGTTTTGGGATAGCTGTTGCGCCAACACTGGGTCATCAGAAAAAGATTGGTGTACTTTGATGTGTGAGTCATGGTCCTGATAAATGAAAGCTTTAACAGGCTTGCCATTAAGTACTGCCATATTCTCAGATACTGGGTCTTTGGGTTTTTCATCAGTAGCATTAGGTACTAACTTGCCAATGTTTTTAACACCCAAGACCTCTAGCATCTGACGGTTTAGCTCCACTTGGTCATAGATCTGTGGGTTTGCCGCAGCCATCTGCATTACAGCCTGATACTGAACTACCTTCTGAGACATAGTAGAGGCGTTAGGATCTGAAACTGGGATCACATCACAGTGATCATAGTCAGATTGCTTAGCCTTTCTGCTCCCATCTATAGGCTGATAACTGTACTCTTTAGGAGTATTGTCCCTAATAATTGCCTTTAATAGCTTCAGCTCCTGCTTCATAGAGTAATGAATACGGGCCTGAACTGCAGACATAACCTTTAAAGTCCTCTCCAGAATAGCTAGAGTAGTTCCTACTGGGGCATTAGCAGACATATCAGATACATTCAAATCAGCAGCTGAGGCAAACCTACGCCCGTCCTCAATGATTTGATTCATCAGCTGGAATAGAACCTGACTAGGCTCTTTATAGGGAAGCGGAAGAATGTTATCTCTAATGGTGCCAGAGGCTACATCTACGTCCCTAAACTCACCTGGGGCGATAGGAGTGTCATCACCCTTAACGCGCATACCCTTAGTCTTTAATCCACCAGGCAGGTTAGATAAAGTACCTGCGTCCACCAGCTGGCGAATGATAGAAGTACCAGACTTAGCAAAAGCACCTATTAGATGGATTAATCCAAAGCAGTAGAAACCAAAGCCTGGGATATAGCCATAGTGAACTAGGTGAGATCTTTTCTGTTTAGTAGGATCTTCTGGCCTCCAGTTACGGCGGATAGCCAATACGTCTGTAGTATTCTTATCAATTGTGACTATATAAGGTAGAGCTATGCCAGTCTCTTCTCCATCTTCTTCATCCTCATACCCAGGTAGGTCTAGGTATACCTGCATTTCAAGAAGCTTATAGCGGTCATCAGAGGTAGCTCTAAATCCCATCTGCTCTGCTATCTTCTTCTCTATTTCATTTAATGAATTAACAGGATCTGGTAGGTCTATATCTCTATAGAAACCGGCAGCCATGAGGCGTTTAATCTCATTCTTAGTCTTACGCATCACATGAGTTACGCGGTCACATGTCTCTATATTTGACGCTCCATAAGGGACCACTACATCTTCCGCCGGAACAAATAATGAGACTTGCCTATCAAGAGAAGGGTCAAAGTAAACCTTCTTAAATGCATTACCTGCTAAACCCAAGCCCCATAACATTCTTTCATGCTCAGGGCGGTACTCAACCATGATCTCTGTGAGCTGATAATTCATATCATCCCGTACCCTATCAGCAGCATCTTTTATAGCTGGGGTTTCCTTGCCAATGATCCTAGTTTTAACAGGTCCTGCCGCTGGAAATGTCTCCATAATTGTCTCTGACTGAAACTTAACTAAAGCTTCTGACAGAAGTGGGTGATAAACACCACAGGCTCCTTCCCAAGGCTCAGACCTTTCCTCTATCTTCATACCTAGTAGCTCTAATCCGTCTACATAGGTCTGCATCCAGTCCTTTCTTGAGGACTCATCATCCTCATAGTCCTGAATTAGGTCCGAAGCTAGGCTAATTAGGTCTGCCTCATTCATTTCTTCAGCAAGATTGGCCTCAAACTCGCCATCAACGCATTCTTCTTCCTCTATCTCACCAATATCTATCTCTATCTCTGGGTTATCCTCTTCCTCTTCCATTAAAGGTGCGGGATACAGAGCTTTATCAAAATCTGCTGACATGTTTACTCCTTAGTAGTAAGTCTTTTTACGCCTAAAACCAATATTATCATCTTCCTCATCAGAGTCGAGTCTTAAAAACCCACCCTGCCTAAATCTTATTAGAGCTTGGACCGTAGAATCCACCAAGTCATCATGTTCTGCATTAGGAAATCTAGCCATTTCTTCTATTACCTCTTCTGCCCACTTAGTCTCAGGAGCCCAGACCCGCCCAGACCTGAATAAATCAGTTACTGAGTTAATACGGACAAACTTATCATTACCTCTTACAGGAGTGTAGTCAGATACCATCACGCCCATACGTCTTAATTCAAATATCAGTGGAGCTCCAGCAGCTTTAGCTTCAATAATACAGGCATCAGGCTGCCATTCATCATAGAATCTCTTAGCCGTGTCCTTTAGATCAGGGAATTCCAGCTTATCCTTCCACGCATCTAGCATGATTATATTAACGTCTTCTGGGTTTTCATTTAAGTGAAAAATCCCCCAAGTAGTACAGGCTGAATAATCCGCCCTCTGACTTTTAGTAAACGCAGTATCCCATGACTGTATTATAAACTCACACTTAGGGGGCCTATCAGCCTCCCATCTCTGCCACCAGTCTCTTTTAACTAAAGCGCCTTCTTCTCCAGTAGGAGTCTGTTGATATTGAGCGTTCCACTTATATACAGGGAGCTCTTCCTTTAGATCTAACAGCTCTCTTAGCTCCCAGAACTCAGGCCATAAAGCATTACCACTAGGCAGAATTGCAGGTAACTGGACAATATCCCATTCAGTATCATCCTTTAAGAGCTTGCCAGTTAGATCTTTATCTGACCAGCGTGTCATGACTACAATAATAACCCCTCCAGGTTGAAGACGCTGCCTAGGGCCAGACGTATACCACTC